GAAGGCGTTGTACAATTTAAGATGTGGGATTTTCAGGAAGAAACGGTTCGTACTATGCACAAGAACCGATTCGTGATCTGTAAGTTTCCTCGACAGACTGGTAAGTCTACAACTATGATTTCCTACATTCTTCACTATGTGTTGTTCAATGACAACATGAATGTTGCCATTCTCGCAAACAAGTTGGCGACCGCCAGAGAACTTCTAGGTCGTCTTCAGTTGGCATACGAGAATCTACCAAAATGGTTGCAACAGGGTGTAGTTGAATGGAATAAAGGTTCTATTGAGTTAGAGAACGGTTCTCGAATCCTTGCATCTGCGACATCATCATCTGCGATTCGTGGTGGTTCATTCAACATGATCTTCCTAGACGAATTTGCATACGTTCCACATGAAGTGGCAGATGAGTTCTTCTCTTCCGTATACCCAACGATCTCATCTGGTAAAGATACAAAGATTCTAATCGTTTCTACTCCACGCGGTATGAATTTATTCTATAAGTTCTGGGTTGGTGCAAACAAGAAAGAAGGAGAACCAGGCAAAAATTTGTTTGTTCCAATCGAAGTTCATTGGTCTGAAGTTCCAGGCAGAGACGAGAATTGGAAAAGACAGACTATTGCTAACTCTTCAGAAGAACAGTTTCGTACAGAGTTCGAATGTGAATTCCTTGGTTCGGTAAACACTCTAATTCATCATAAGAAACTGAAAACAATGACATTCGAAACTCCTCTGAAGAAAACGGACGAGGGATTGTGTATCTATGAAGTTCCAAAGAAGGATCGATCATACTTCATCACAGTTGACACATCGAGAGGTCTTGGTCAGGATTATCACGCATTCGTTGTGATTGATGCAACAGAGTCGCCGTACAATGTTGTAGCAACTTTTCGAAACAATACAATGCCTCCACTTCTTTTTCCAGATGTTATCTATCGAATCGCAAAAGAATACAATGAAGCACAAGTTTTGGTAGAACTGAATGACATCGGACAGCAGGTCGCAGATGTTCTGCGGCAGGATCTCGAATATGAAAACATGCTTTCAACTTCTATGAAAGGTAGAGCTGGGCAGGTACTCGGTGAAGGGTTCGGTCAACAGGTTTCGTATGGTGTAAAGACAACTGCACCTCTGAAAAAGATTGGTTGTGCTACTTTGAAGAGTTTCATAGAAACCGACAAATTGATTACAAAAGACTACAATATCCTGGAAGAATTAATCAATTTCATATCAGTTCGAAATACATATGAAGCAGATCCAGGCCACAATGATGACTTGGTTATGTGTCTTGTTCTATTCGCTTGGATGACAACTCAGAAATATTTTCAAGAATCTTTTGATCGTGACCTCCGTAAACAATTATATGAAGATGAGATGAAAAAGATCGAAGAAGAAATCATGCCCTTTGGTTTTATAAATGATGGATTAGACGATGAATATCATGTGGATGAAGACGGAACTGTGTGGCAGTGAAAAACCATAATTTATAAATATCAAGACATATATTGAGTTATTCAATAAGGAGAGCATAATGGCCTTTCAAGTAAGTCCCGGCGTTCAAGTAAAAGAACTCGACCTCACCACAATCGTCCCAACAATTGCTACCACACCTGCTGGATTTGTTGGTCTTTTTGAGTGGGGCCCAGCAAACGAAGTAGTTACCATTTCTTCTGAAAACGAACTTCGAGAAGTTTTTGGACTTCCAAATGATAACAATGCTACATTCTGGTTTACCGCTTCAAGTTTCCTTCGTTATGGAAGCAATCTTCAAGTGGTTCGCGGAGAGACAACAGGTTCAAAAAATGCTGGTGCAAGTGCAGGCGTCACTGGAGCATTCCCAATTCCGTTTGATCTTACTTCACAGGTTACGGGCGGCGGTCCTTGGGCCAGTAAGGAATTTAATACTTACGGCGGATTTATGGCCAGATACCCAGGCAAGATCGGAAATGCACTCGGTATTGCGATCTGGGATTCCGCTGCATCTGGAACTAACGGTGCCGATCAAGGTGATTTTGCTGGTTGGGGACCAGAAGGTAGTACAGGGTTATGGGCGGGATATATCGCTGGTGGAACTCCAGACGCATCACAATACGCAAGAAATGCCGTAGGTGAAGGTCATACAATGAATGACGAGATGCACATCATCGTCTATGATAGCTCTGGTCAAATCACGGGAACAAGATTCACACCACTCGAAGTGTATGAGGGTGTCTCAAAGGCAGTTGATGCCAGACTTCCAGATGGTTCTACCAACTTCTATAGAGCAGTAATCAACAACAAGTCAAATTGGATTATTGCAGGAAGAGCAATTCAAGAAGCAGATGCGACCGGATTTGAAGAAACTATTTCCGAAGTATTCTATGGGGGTGACGGTGGATCAGGTGGATCGTTCGGAGCATTCTTTAATCCAAGTACCAACGACAAAGCTGAATTTAGAAACGGAAAATCTTTCACAGGCGGTTCTGCTGAAGGTGATGTTGGTTCAAGTGCCACTGGTGCTGCTATATTTGAACAATACAGTGAACGATTCGGGCCAGCTTCATCTGTCGATGTTTCATTCTTGATTTCTGGTCCTGCCGATTCTAAGTTAGCAAATGAATTAGTTAGCATCGCAGAGTCGAGAAAAGATTGCATTGTTACATTGTCACCAGAAATAGATGATGTTAACATAACAACAGGTCAAGCTGATGCTATTATTTCACACAGAAACAGCATAAATCCAAAGAGTTCTTACGCAGTCATGGACAGTGGATGGAAAGTTGTTTATGATCCATATAGAGACACATACAGAACTGTTCCACTGAACGGCGATATTGCTGGTATCATGGTTCGTTCTGATGAAGATTTTGAACCTTGGTTCTCGCCTGCTGGTTTCAACAGAGGAAATCTGAAAAACATTGTCAAACTTCTATACAGCCCAGGCAAGGCTGATAGAGACAAGTTATATTCGAAGGGAATCAACCCAGTTGTAAACTTTGAAAACGAAGGTATTGTCCTCTTCGGAGATAAGACAATGTTGGCAAAACCATCTGCCTTCGACCGCATCAATGTTCGTCGTCTGTTTACAATCGTTCAGAAGTCTATTGCTACTGCTGCTAGATTCTCACTCTTCGAGTTCAACGATGCGTTCACCAGAGCTGGATTTAGAAATCTGATTGAACCATTCCTTAGAGATGTTCAAGCTAGACGAGGTATTCAAGACTTCAAGGTTGTTTGTGACGAAAGCAACAACACTCCAACTGTTATCGACAGAAATGAGTTTGTTGCTGACATTTACATCAAGCCTTCAAGATCAATCAACTTCATCACACTCAGCTTTATTGCTACTCCATCTGGAGTAAACTTCGAAGAAATTGGTGCTTGATTCAGTAGTTTGTTATAAATAAATTAGAAACGGGAGTAACAAATGGCCTCATTAAAGGTAGATAGAATCAAACAAGCTCTAGGAACTGGTGTAAGAAGTAATCTTTTCCGAATTGTTATCAATAAACCACCTGCGATCGCTATTCCAGATCAAGATAAGTTATCTCTTCTGGTCCGCGCTGCTCAGATTCCAGGCACTTCTTTAACACCAATCGAAGTTCCTTTCCGTGGAGCAAGATTAAAGATTCCAGGCGATCGTACTTTTGATCCTTGGACTGTTACAATCTATAACGATCAAAACATGCAGTATAGAACACTATTCGAAACATGGTCAAATGGTCTTAAGGGATTTGTTTCAAATGTTTCAAGTGCAGATCCAAGTCAATATTACTGCGGTATTGATGTCTATCAATTAGATAACCAAGGAAATGAGATCGGAACAGCTTGGCAATTGGTCGATGCTTGGCCTGGAGATATTACAGCGATTGATCTTTCGAGTGATAATGAAAATACTGTTTCAGATTTTTCAATTACATTCCAATATCAATACTGGATTCATAATGTCGGAACACTTGGAACTGATGGCAACAACGCAGGCACCAACGAAGCCTGATATATTTTAAAATGAAGGAAGTGATATGCCTGAATTGTTTGGATTCTCTTTCGGGAGAAGTAACAAGAAAGTCTTAGACGACACCGTTAAGAAAGTTGACGGAACGCTAGTAAACCCATCGTTCGTGCCACCAGACATGGACGATGGGTCTGCTATTGTCGGAGGTGGAGGATACTTTGGTCAGTATCTAGACATGGATGGAGCGATTCGATCAGATAATGATCTGATTATGAAGTATCGATCCATGGCTATGCACTCCGAAATTGAAATGGCAGTTGAAGATATTCTCAACGAATCTATTGTCTATGAGGTAGATTACCCAGCGGTCAAATTGCGTCTGGAACAGTTAAAGGTTTCGGATGGAATCAAGAAAAAGATTGAAGAAGAATTTACTACGGTTCTGAAACTTCTCAACTTCTCCAACAAGGGTTATGATATTTTCAGAAGATGGTATATCGAAGGTAGACTTTATTATCATCTGATCGTTGATCCAAAGAATCCTAAAAAGGGAATTCTTGAACTTCGAGCAGTTGATCCGATCAAAATGAAAAAGATCAAACAAGTCTACAAAGAAAAAGACCCACAGACACAAGTTAGTATGGTAACAAAGGTAGAAGATTTCTTCATCTACTTTGACAAAGCATATATTGACAAGTACGGAACCGGTCTTCAGATCATCAACACACAAGGTGTAGAAGGACTGAAGATTTCAACAGATGCCGTCTGTTATGTTCCTTCTGGTCTGTATGATTTCGAGAACAAAAGAGTAATCGGTTATCTTCACAAGGCAATCAAACCACTCAATCAACTTCGTATGATTGAGGATGCCGTTGTAATCTATCGCATCTCTCGAGCCCCAGAACGCCGTATCTTTTATATCGATGTAGGTTCATTACCGAAGACAAAGGCGGAACAGTATCTTCGAGAGATCATGAACAAGTATCGAAACAAACTCGTTTATGATGCGACCACAGGAGAAATTCGAGACGACAGAAGACACATGAGCATGTTAGAAGACTTCTGGTTGCCTCGTCGTGAAGGTGGTCGTGGTACAGAAATCCAAACGCTTGATGGTGGTCAAAACCTAGGCGAGATGGAAGATGTCGATTACTTCAAGAAGAAACTCTATCGTTCATTGAATGTTCCAATCACTCGTCTCGAACCGGATACAGGATTCAATCTCGGTCGTGCATCTGAAATCACCAGAGACGAACTGAAGTTTGGTAAGTTCATTGATAAACTTCGATCTTCATTTGCTCAACTCTTCATCAGTCTTCTCCGAACGCAACTTCTTCTGAAGGGTGTCATGCGTGAGGAAGAATGGAAAGATATTGAGCAAGACATTCGTTTTGATTTTAATCGTGATTCATATTTCACAGAACTCAAGAACACAGAAATCATGAAAGAAAGACTTGAGTTGATTCGTGAAATGGAAGAACACATTGGTACATACTTCTCGCGTAACTTTGTTAAGAAGAACATTCTCCACATGTCTGAAAGAGAAATTGAGGAAATGGAGAAAGAAATTAACCAAGAAACTAAAGATGGTGATATAGATATGAGTGGTGGAATGGAAGATCAACAACCTCCACCGAGGAGATAATCAATGGCATCAGCAAACTATGATATATCAACCGAACAAGGTACAGACTTTGTTCTGAATATCAATTATTACGATGATCTAGGAAATCCTATAGACATGTCCTCTGGTTACTGGGCAAAAATGGATGTCCGTGGTCAAAAGTTTGAAAATGATATAAATGACACTACACTCAAAATTAGATTTAGTACAGCAAACACATATGGGTTTACTAGTGATATAAGTGTAGGCAACAATAAAAAAGTTGCAGGTCACATTTCTCTCGATGGTGAGTATGTCTACTCGGATGATTTAGAAGGTGCTACATCAAGTAATATAACTGGTCAAATTTCTTTATCATTCACCAAACAAGTTTCTCGACAACTTCCTTCTGGATCCTATTTGTACGATATGATCTTGTTCAAGGACAGGGGTATATCAACTGGATCAACAGCCGATGCGATAGCAGAAAGATTAATGGCTGGCAAATTCATAATTACTCCATCAATCTCAAACCCAGACTTCGACGCATAAAATGCCATTACTCGTTGAACCAAGACTCAGATTTCATGTAGGTAAATTCGGTGG